GGAGGCTCAACAAATGGTGAGGTGAATCCACCGCCCGCCGTTGGTTCAGCTACTGGTTCAACCGTCGGTTCAGCTACTGGTTCAACAATCGCAGGATCGGCCGGAGAGGAAGGGGGCTCAACCGCTGGCTCAACTACCGGAGAAGGAGAAGAGGCACTTGCATCATCAGAGACGGCTGGCTGGTCGATCACCGCTGATGTAGTTGCCTCAGTTTCAGTTACTTCGGAGGCATCAACCGCCGGAGTAGAGTTCGCTTTCTTTGCCATTGTCAGTTCACTTTCAAAATCAACACTTCAGGAGAAAAGGAAAGGCCAGCCAGCCAAAAGACAGGACAAAGGCCAACAAAAATCAGATCGCGTTGCCGAAGATGATCCCGGTCGCTGGGGCAGTCATGACATACGCCCAGTTTTCGCTGACAGCACCGTCAACCAACTTGTTCCAGGTGTCCGTCTTCGCTTCGACGTTCATTTCTTCGTGAGCGAAACAGGTGATCGTCGAGAACGACGGAGCACCGTATTTGCCTTCGATTCCGCCCGGACGGGCAGTGATGAAAGGAGTGTCACCGCCCAAGACGTATGAGCTTGCCAGAGTTGCACCCGGCTTGCTGGTCACGCGAACCGTGTCTTCAATGACCAGTTCCAGGCCGAACAGATACTTCGGCAGGTCATAGTCAACATTCGGATTTTCATTCATCGCTTCGCCCTTCAAACTTGCCAAGGCGAACGGGCTCTTTGCGATGAAATCAACGACTTCCTGACACTCAGAAATCTGCTGAGCACAATCGGGACCGATAACCAACTGCAGATCCTTCTTCTTCACGGCACCCAGAGTGCTCTTGTGAATCTGCTTCACGGCCGCATTGATGGACTTGCGGATCGTTCCGCGAGCCACGGTTGACGCGCCCCATCGGCTGGAGTCACCGGAGATTGAAGTAACGTCAATCTGATGAGCCGAGGCATAGTTGCCAGTCGTCGTTGCCACAGCAATCGCCCGAGTGGCTCGATGAGTCATCGCCAACTGCTGCTTCATTCGGGCATGGCGTTCAACGTTGTCCCATGAAGCATTTTCAACGCCCAACTGACCGAGCGTGAACCCAAAGTTCTTGCGGCGAGTGATGTAGCTTAGGAACTCATGTTCCGCCGTGCCATCGACACCGGACGGACGAGGAGCCCCATCGGGCCAATCGACTTCAAGACCAGTTGCAGAGATTCGACCGGCTGCCGCAATGTCCAAATTCAGGTACAGGCCAACCGTCGGAGCATCAGGAACAACCTGAGTGTATCGGTTCACCGGGAAGCTGGACGGCTTGCGGGCGAAGTCGATAATCAGAGATCGCTTCTGTTCGAATGTTGGAACAAAGGTGTTATTACCACCTGGGTGAACCATAGTCATGGCTGGAGATCCTTCAAAGTTTCAGAGATTCAATGTTTCAGGAGGAATCGTGTTTTGTGGTCTTATGTCACATCCCAGCCAGATGCATGTGACATAAGAGAGTCAGGTTTCAGAGTTCAGATCAGGCGAGAATGCCGGAGATCGGAGTGACGCGGATGTATTCCCCGGCCGCCCCGGATTCGTCGGCGATTGCACCGTAATACTTGCCAGTCGTGCAAGTGATGCCCTTGCCGTCAGCGTCTGGCATCAGCAATGCACCGCGAGTGACACCGCCAGTGCCGACAAGCAGCCAAACGGTTGAATCGTGGCCTTCACCGGACAAACCCGGCTGGTGAACCTGAATCAGCCCGCCCGATGTTCCTGCTGCAGATGCAGCACCAGTCAGCGGAGCAACTTCCGCCCATCGCTGAGAGATCCCACACGGAAACGAATCAGCATCAGCCTGAAGGACCGTAAAGTCTGCAGCAGTGCTGCGCTTCACGAATCGAGCAGGTTCAATTGTTCCACCACAAGCAAAAGCTTTCATTTTTCAAACTCCAGATCGGCGAGAAACACTATCAAAAACGGCTTCAATCAGCCGACGATTTCACTTTTCACTGGGGCAAACTAAAGCCCCGCAGGTTCAAGACTTGGCAGACTTCACTGGGAAGGACTTGCCATTCCGAAGATAAATTTCTTTGGCATCAAAGAAATTCACATCGTGTTCAATGCAATACTTTTCAACCACTGGCAGTTCAGCAGCAGTCAACTGGCTTTCAGACTTTGACGGACCAGTCACGCCGCCCGGAGTGGCCTGAACCCCATCCGACAACGCGGCAAAGTCCGGCATGTTCGTCAGAGTTCGCTGATAGTTGTCAGTGATGATCTGAACGTGAGCGTCAAACTGCTCAGGCGAGTAGCCAGCAGTTCGTTCCAACTCAACTTCCGGCTTCAGGATGAAGTCAGATGCAAGCTTCTCAAGGCGGGAGTAACGCTCAATCCGAGTCTTCTCGCCGTCGATTTCGGCGATCCTTGCCAATGCATCAGCCAACTGCTTGCGAAGCTGGGCATTTGCATCCATCACGTCGCGAAGATCGCGAGAGTATTTGTCTTTGTCTTTGTCCTGGACCATAGGAGGCATTCCGGGTTTAGGAGGAACTGGAGGAGCCCCGGCCGCAGGAGCGACTGGAGGAACCGGAGAATTGTTTGCCGCTGGCGGCTGAGCCATCGAAGACTGATTTGCCGGAGGTTGACCGGGCATCTGAGCCGCAGGGTCGGCCGGAGAGGGAGGAGCCTGAGCACCGCCCGCCGCTGGAGCATTCGGATCAGCAGGGATCTGATTCGGGATTGCAGGGTTTGGCATTCCGGAATCACCAGATTGCCGCATCAGGCCGAACAGAAACTGCATTGGCTGGGTTTCCAACCAAACTTCCATCAACTCTTCCAAGGTCAACTCGGAAAGCTTTGTGCCTTGACCGCTGCTGACTGGAGTCTGAGCAAGACCGTTTGAAGAGTCCGCTGAATACTGATCGGCCATAGGTTTGCGTCCGTCTGGCGATGCCTTGAACGATGGAACGAATGTATTCGAGCCACCAGGAAAGACAGCCGAATAGCATTCAACGAAAACCGGCGATTCATCCGCGGATCGTCGCGAGTAATGAGCCGGAGGAAGATTCAATCGAGGCATTTCCTCGCCCAGAGTGGCAATCGGATAAAAGAACCGATCACGCATCCGCGAGTAACGCCAAACTTCAGGAGACCGGCCGACTCGCTTTTTGAGTTCCGGAACAGCGTCCTTCATGTGATATTCAGTGCCGAAAATCGCCCATCGGGGATTCTTTCGGCCAATCATTCCCAGTTTGTATGGACCGGCAAACCCGAGAACCTCTGGCATTTGCCTGTCGCCATCCTTCGCGCCCGGCTTTTGGCCGGTATGTCCGCGAGTGATCGGGCTGAATTCGTCATGATCCAAGATCCGGTCATTCATCCCGTCAACCATTTCGGCCAGTTCATCGCGGCCGTAATGCTGAGCAGGGATTTCCTTATCCTGAATTGTCTGAGCCGGAACAGTGTGTTCGTGGAACATCGCCACGTTATTCAATCGCTGGTATTGATCCGGAGTGAACCGAGATTCGACCAGTTCGGAAATCGTTGGATCTTCGCCACGATGTTCATCCCAAGCAGCAAAACAGGCTTTGTTTCGCTTCGAGGTGTCAGGCATTTCGCCCATCATCGCTTCATGGAAGCGGATAGCGAATTGCGGCTGAGTCTCGTTTTCGTTGGGGATGATCATTGATTCAGTTCAATTCAAAAACCACAAACGACAAAAGCCCCGCCGAAACCGGTTAAGGCTTCGACGGGGCTTTTTGCTGACCGTCATGTCAATCTGATTCTGATTTCAGAGCACATGCATGAACCGCAAATTGCGTTACGTTCCATGCATGTGACATCCAAGTGTTAAAGATGTTGAATTAATTCCGTCCTCGTGTCAACAACAGTGCCAAGAAAAAAAGAGTATGTCACAGAAATTTCTGAATCTTCATTCGGAAGACCGTCATTCGGTATGTCCTTTTCCATGCTTCGAATCACATCGGCCGGAAGGAGGAGCTTCGCGCGATCCGTCACAGGTTCACGGTTCAGGACCGGGCATGATAAAACTCTGATCGTCGCTCGCTTTGACTTCGCATTCCGATAGCAGACGCGACATTCAACGATGCCGGTAAACTTCTTGCGTTCTGACCTGGCAATCGTTGCGGTGGAACGCTGAGTGAAAATCTGCCAATCCAAGTTCAGCACTCCGTATCTACTGATATTGACTTGGCACGTAAGCGGAATCAGCGGTAAAAACAGACCGCAATTTGTCTTTATTGAAGTCAAGCAAATAGAAAATCACGTATTTCACGTTGCCAGCATTATCAATGATCTTCGTCCGGATGAGCCCATCCCACGGAATCTTGTATCCATCAGATGGTCTTATGCCAAAATTCTCATTTGGCATATTTTCCTGGTTCCAGAAGTGAGTGACAACAACATTGTGACCATTCGGAATGGCAATGAGCCCTTTCAGCTCAGCAACATTGACCGCCGTAAATTCCGCCAATGGTGAAGGTGAAGGCCATCCAGAATTAACAACTGCAACAGTCAAAACGCCTGTAGCTAAAAAAACACATCCGCCAATGCAAAGACAAACAGCAAGGCAAATACCGAAAGCAATTGCCAACGTTTGCCGCAAAAATGGACTCAATGTCAGTCTCCTGGTATTCCTTCCGGGAAAAGAGCCTTTATCGTCTTGTGCAGCGTACCATGTGGGGAGACTCTTTCGCAATGATCATGCACAGAGCCCCAGCTTTTACAAGGTAGGCCAAATACATCATAGCCTGAATACTGAGTCGGAATTGACCCATTGACTTTGTGAAACTTGGAGACAGCCATTATGAATCTTGCCTCGTAGTCAGAGTTCCACTCTTTTGGAGGTCTTTCAACAAGAAATCCCCTGAGTCCGCTTTCCCCAAGCCTCCTCAGATAAGAATGAACCTGAAACCATTTCTCACACGGCAATTCTCCAGTGTCGCCGTCCTTCATGGAGGGCATTCGGCCATTTTGGTTCTTAAACCTTTCAGCCTCTTGCCTGATTGTCTCCTTCCATTCTTCCGGCAAACGCGAACCCCAACTGGCCTTTACAACAACCCCTTTACCGCATAACTCAACAATTGCATTGTTCAACGATCCGAAATTCGTTGTCAGTTTGAAATAGTTGTTCGCTGAAATCCATGTACGGCAGAAAAAACCAAAGGTGTCGCCGTCTCTCTTTGTTGGATACTTCCCAAATCGTTCACGAAACGCTTCAACAGATGAAATGAACTCTGCTTGAACTTCTGGAGACCACCTCTTCCATTTCATGTAACTGGAAAACTCAAGGATCTTTTCTGAAAGTGTTTCGGGATTCAGATTCGTCAACAGCCTCTTCCACTTTGCCAGCCCTTCATTAGTCCTCGCAGGCCCATCCTCGCCACCGTTTACGCGAACAATATCCCGAATCTCGGTGTTCAGCGTCTCGTCAATGCTCCTCATGGCATTCAGAACCTTCACCGCATGGCGAAACGGCGAACTTTCAACAGAAACCTCATCCTCATCTCCATTCGCCCAAGCATCCACAAAAACAGGGATGTAGATGACGAGCTTTTCTTTACCGAGTTCAACCCTCGTCCCCCGGCCGATTGCCTGGGCAATCTGAATTGTCGAAGTCATAGGATCAGCAATCACAATCCGATTCACTGACGGCGCATCAATGCCCTCGCCAAACACCTTAACACTGCAAATCGCACTGCTCGCAGAATGATCCTCAAACTCCTTCAGGATCTTCTCTCGCTTCTTAACTGGATATTTCCCAGTGATGCAAGCTGAATGAACCCCATTCCGTTGAAGGATTCTGTTGAACTCTTCTGACCGATCAATTCGAGTGTGAAACACAAAGACGCGGCCCCTATCTTCATTCTTCATCTGACTTGCCACATGGGCCGCCACAATCTCAGAGAGTTCTTCTGGATGTTCTGCCTGCCGGATTTTTCGCAATGAATCAAGCGCCAGCACATCAACAATGTGAATCTCATAGTCACAAACGATTCCGCACTCCAGAGCCTTTGCAAAGCTGAACTGAAAGAACTCTGGACCATACAAAGATTCATCATCCATACTGGCCGACTCATCTTTTGAGCCAGAATAAAGACGCGGAGTTGCTGTCAAAAACAACCTGTTTGTCACCTGCATGTGACTATCATAGATGCAGTGAGACATTTTCTTGTTCTTTGGTCCGGCCGTATTGTGGGCCTCATCAGACACGAGAAGGCCAATCTCCTTTCCGGCCGTTTCATTTGCCTCACAGAGTTTCAGGTAGCTTTGATACGTGCTGATCACAAGAACCGGAGATTTCTTTGTTGCCGTCGATAACGTCTCAGCGATTTCGGCCGGAGAGGTGGTGGCATTGGCAATCTCGTAATCTTCTGGCGTTTCACCATGCATCTTCGAACAAACTGGCAGCACTCGATGTTTCGGCGCGTGCTCCTGGCAGTCTTTCAGGAACTGGCTGACAAGCCCGAGAGACGGGACACAAATCACCGTCACTTCATCAGATCGTTTCGCGATGACCATGAAGGCAACTCGCGTCTTGCCGGTCCCGCAAGCCATGATGCATTTGCCGCGAGAATTCTTCTTAAATCCCTTCAGGATCGCACGAACGGCAGAAGCCTGAATCCTTGTCTTCTCTTGATTGATCTGCTCAATTCTCAACATCGCGTTCATTGTTCAAGCCCTTGAAAAAAGAAAGGCAGCTCGCGATTGCGCGGCTGCCTTGTCGTGAAAAATAGATTACGCCGATCGCTTTGATTTCGGCGAAGGCATGGAGACCCAGCAAAACAAATCATCATCCCATCGACAGCCGGGAATCTTTACACCCTGTTCCGGAGCCAGTGAGATCTGGAAAAACTCATCAGCCCCAGCATCCCCGATACGCTCTGCTTCAGTCACGCTGAATGACGGCGAGGATCTGAAGATTTCATTTCCGGCCCGATCCTTGATGATTAGGCAAATGCTCTTCTTAAAATCAGGGGAATCGACAATGGCCAAATCTGCACTTTGTGTAGCACTGTCCATGACGCAAACACCTTCCAACTAACATGAAGGCGATGCAGTTCCCAGACAACTCTGAATGGGACATCGCCGGAGTCATGCTGATGGCTTTTCTGACTCAGGTTGATCTTTCACCAAGGATAAGCCAAGAACTTTGCATACCTCATCGGCAGAGCCAAGAGTCAAATCACGTTCACCACGAACAAACCGTGACAACTGTGATGCGCTGATGTCTGTCTTGTCTGCAATTGAAACAAGCGTTTCTCCTGATTCTGAAATGGCTTTTCTAACCATCTCGCTCAAAGACAACCGCTTGCTCTTTGATGGCTTCTTCTTCTCCACGGCACAAAATTCCTGATAAAGTCACCAGTTGTGAACAATGTAAGTGTCAATAGTCAAAGTGTCAATAGTCAATTGCTCTCTTTAGCCGAGAAGCTACCTTTCACAATGTTGTTGTGATTGATGAACTCTCGTACTGCACTGGAAATTGTCTCATTAGCTTTGGCATTTCTGAAAAATGCAACGATCAGTAATTTGTTAGATGCCCCAATCTGACTCCAGCATGATTGGCAAACTGGAATCAGATTGTCTCCATCGATAACAAACGGCGAACACTGCTTGACGCAAACAGCACATCTGTAAACGTGGCCGGAAACATTCGGCGCGCACTTTCGCGACTTCTCGTTCTTTTCACCTTGGCTGCCAGCCATTTAATCGACTCCAGTGAAGGAACTTCACCTACCAACATAAGGTCTGCCGGATTCGATTCGCCCGCGACTATCGCCGCCACGATCTCGATTTCCGTAATTTGCTGCAGATCCTCTGGGCGGATTGTACCGGCCAACAGTCTGATTAGGTAATGGAGATCGCAAAATCTCTGTGCGTCCGTCCGAGTAAAGTGCTGTTCGCTGTCGCCTCACAAGACGTTGCATTTGATTCTGGACAACAAATCGGCGTGGAAGATAACCCTGGGCGGCACGAATCAAATCATACTCGTATTGATGCCCTGCTTTTGTGCCCCTAATTCGTAACCTGTCCCACACCCACTTTCCGGCCGATCCAGCATTCAACATGTCAGAAAACCAGTCAGGATGAACCGATTTGTAACTGTAGGTCGGGCCTCCAACTTTGCCAGATCCGCCCTTTCTGTCCTTCTGCAAATACCGAATGATCAATTCGCCCTTCAGTGGCTGATTGAAATTAAAAGCGTATCCGACGGCGTAAACGTTCGAGCTTTGGACTCGAATCATTTCTCCAGTAAGTAAAGGATCACGAGGATTCAAAACTCTGTGATATCCAGGCCCCCTCACTTCGTAGTCGCCGTTAGAGAGAATTCTCACATTGGGATGAGGCCCCAGAGCGTAATCGGTGGCAGGCGGAAGTCTGTTCGATGAGCCGCCGGAACCGCTCGAACCACTTCGGCCGGAAGAAGGAGAGGCGGGCGCGTTCGGGTTTCTCGACTGGGAAGGCGTTCGCGGCTGAATCGGTGGCAAGTCTGGAACGTTGGCACCCTCAAACCAATCTTCCACCCGTCGCCCGCCGGCCTGCTCAGGCGTCACCGGTTCATCCATCAACTGAGGAGCAAACTGGCTGAGCATGTTCAGGGCCTGCTGAACATTCTGCCGAATCGGATTCAGGGACTGTTGCCCCTCGCGACCTCGCAGCCAGGACTGAATCAACTGCCCTGGAGTTCCCAGAGAATTCAGAACTTGACTCACCAATGAGTTCGCCTGCTCCCTCGCCATCCGGCCGACCGCATCGGCCATCCGGACCAACTGAGATTCCACCGGCAGAAGCCCGCCAGTTCCCCGCAATGCTGAGGCCAACTGCCGAGCGTCTGACTCAAGTTGCCTGGTTGTCTGGGAATGCGGGTATTGCAGAGCCCGATTCATCCGCTCGAGGATTTCCGTAGCTCGCTGGGCCTGTTCGCGAGCGCGAGCAGACTTGGTTGAATTGGGGAATAGATTTGTGTTTCTGATGAGGGCCATTTTGTTCTATCCTTCAACCTTCAAACTCTTCCTTAGACTTCTTCCCCCGACCATACCGACCGCCGAACGAAGTTTCCAGACCATTCCCGGCCAACAGATCACGCCAGTTGCCGGAACTCTTCGCCACATTCTGAGCCGCTTTGCTGGATGACCGAACTGATTCGATCGTCAGGCCCAATTGCGAGTCATCAGAAAACGTGAGATACCTGAGCGCGTCCATACAGTGATCGTCAAACTTCAAAGGCTCAGGCCGAGGATTCAACGGGTTCAGGCTTTGGCCGTTCGCCCCGTCGGACTTGATCCACCGGTATTTCTTGATTTCCCTGATCAGATTCACGCACGAATAGTGAATGAACAGCCGCGGACGCTGAATCATGGATTCAGTGAACTCATTCCATTCCGGAATTGACCGCTTCAGCAGCCACTGAACATGCTCAATTCCTTCAATCACAGCATTCCGAGCCATGGACATGTTCAGATTCGGAATATCCTCTTTCGGTGGACCATACTTCGCCAACTGCTGAGCTAACCGGATGTTCCCCGGGCTCGCTGGATCCGCGTAAGTCGTCCCGTACCATGGCTGATTCGGCCAGGGATGACGTTTCGTGACATCAACCAGATGATCGACCGTCGTTTTCTCCTGATCGGTCGAATAAAGCTCATCGTAGATAAACCACTGGCTGAGCCGATTGCGAGCGCCCCACAGGCACACAAAAGCATTCTGAGGACCGGCACCCCAGTCAATTGCCCGCCGATGGCTGCAATTCCCTGACAGAATCCAATCGAAAATCTCATCACCGACAACGTGAACCGTCGGATCAAAGCTTTTGTAAATCACTCCTTCAAACGCCGCAAACAAACCCTTCAGCCGCATCCCGAGCGACTCTTTTGGGATCATCCCAAAGTATTCGTCGAACCATTCCTTCGAGACATGGCCCGCTTCCATCGCACATTCAGTGTTCGCGTGGAAAACCTCCCAGTCATCGGGAAGATATTTCATGTTTGACCGGAGGGTGATCTTTTCCGGCTTGCCGTTCTCATCCTCACTCTTCGGCCGCTTGCCGTTCTGAATCATCTCTTCGATGTCGCCGGACAAATCCGGATCCACCGGCGTATATTCGACCATCTTGGAGCCGGGAAGGTTGTATTCACGGCATCCGCGAAGAACTTCAGTAAAGACACCCCAGGGGAATTGCTCGACAAACGCGAAACCGCCGATGGATCGAGCCATCATCTGGTCAGCGCCTTGCCGCCAGCTTTTGAATTCCAGTGACCAATTGCCCCGAGGATCGTAAGGGAATTGTTCGGGGATCAGTTTTCTGAATAGATCACGATCGGCCTGGCAGTATGTCGGCAGGAGAGGAACGCGAAAGGGCAATTGCTGTTTCGGACGGTACCAGGCAACACGGTCCCAGTCGATATCGTCGTCCAGAATGTGCCCGTGCCCGTATAACTTTTCCTTCCAGCATGTTTCCATCGACTGTTCATAAGAACCGCCGATCACCCAGAATGGAGTATCCTTTCGAGGAGCTGGAGTGTTCAGGACGAACTTGGCGACTTTGGCCATAGTCGTTTCGGTCGTGCCGGCACCGTTGCCGCCCAGCAGCCAGATCACCCCGCGAGAAGGGCAATTGTAGAACCCTGTTTGCTGGTCATATCTTTCAGGCTGATCAGGCCGAGGCTGCCACTTCAGTTGCGCAGGAAGATCAATCCCAAGAGCCGCTTCAGCGAGTTCCGCAAGTTCTGAGAGCTCAAAGGAATCAGGATCGGCGTTGAACAGCCGGTCAAAGAATGCATCGTCGAGATCGGCGAACTCTGGAAGATCAGAGGCGGCCGGAGAGGAGGGAGGACCGGCAAAGGCAATCATCAATCCACCCCGCCAAAATTCTCCCTGATCCTTTGTTTCTCCGCGTCAATCGCCTGCTGAGTCTGAGTCAAAGGATAAACAGACCGCTGACCAGTGACAGGCTTATCACTCTTCGCGTCCTCAACCATCAAAGCCCCAGACGGGCATTGTTCAACCTGCTCTCGAATGTCCTCAGTTGTTCCGGCCTTCATGTTGACCCATGGCCGAGCATCCGGATTGAAAACTTCCGGCAATCCTTCCTGGCATTCGCCGCAATGAGTGCAGAGGCTGGAATCCCACAGGACATTGATTTCGCCGTTGGTGTATGTCCGTTTTGCCATTGGTTCAAATCCGTTCAAACATTCTCAGACCCACGTTTCATGATCAGTCTCAGACTGAACCTCATCCAGTTCATCCGGACCAATCGACCACTGCTTCAAAAGCTCCAGCAGGAACGGCAACACGAACCAGCGAACAAACAACCAACCGAAACCCGCTGGCAGAATGCCGACCTCCTGCAACTGGCTGACAATCTTTGCTCGATGAAACTTCAGAACCTTGATTTGTTCCCGTCGAATAACCCGTGATTTCTGCTTCTGGTTCTGCCTCTTCCTTGGTTCCTCAAGATCCAAAGCCGCATCAAACGCCGTCGCAATCATGCCGTTTTTGTAGATTTCAGCCGCCGCACAGAGACACATGTTGAACATGGAATCCGGGACATCGAGAAGGCATTCATTGACAATCTTTTGATAGGTTGGCAGCCCGCAAATGATTGTGGTGGCATCAACGGCAGACTTGGCGAAAGTTGCCCGGGGGAAGTCGATGTGGGAGGAATGAAACTCGGTCATTTCAAGATCACTTTCAGGTCACTGATCAACCGCCCGTTCAACCGCAAAGTGACCTCCCGGCCATTAACCTCAACCGCCTTCACCGCTGCCGAAACTTCCAGAATCTTGCGGTAACTGACATCAATCGGAGGATCAAAGGCAATGCTTCGCTTCCCGGCCGGCCAACTGATCTTTGCCCCGCCAATCTCCAGCCCTTTGGCCGACAGAAGCCCGTCCAGGACTTTCAACATTGGGTCATTGACATCAACGTCAATTTCGGGCAGCCACGACTGAGCTACTCTGGCGGATTCCGCCATGCCAGACCGAGAAACATGATCAACCAAAGCCGCAACGACGGCCGAAGAGGAGGAGCCGTCGACTTTCACGATCTGCAGGCCCTTCATTTCTTCGGCCGCATCTTTCGAAACTTTTGTTCCTTCCGTCGGCGTGTGGTCTTTGATCCACTTTTCGAGGGTTTTGGTGTCCATGTGCCCCTCAAATCCTGTCCCGTCCGGCGCGACCCAATAGGGAACGAGCCCGGTTGGAGATTGCCCCTGCGCTGGCACCTTGACGATCTCGTATCCGAATTTTGGCTTAGAGGTTGAAAGATACCCTGCTTGAATATCACATGCCCGGCACTTCCATGTGCCATCCGAAGTAAAAAGAGTAGCCACCTTTGGCCGATCCTGATCAATTGAGTCATCCTCAACCACCGCTGGCGGAATCTCTTCCATCCAATCAGCCGAAACTCTTGGCGGGTCATTACTCGCGAAGTCATCCGGCAGAACCGGAGCTTCCTCCTCAATCGCCAACTGAGCCGACGCGTCGATATCGACCGAGACGGCCGGAGGAACAGGAGGCCCCGCGCAGCAGGTTCCGAGGGCCATCCCAAACAGGAAGAAGAAAATAACGCCAATAAGAATCCATTCAGAAATCCAAAGCACTCTCATGATGCCAGCCTTTCCATTTCACTGACCGATCGAGTTCCACCACCAGCACCCCGGAACTCCTGCCCAGGGCGAACACAAACAGCGTGAGCGTCCCACCACTGCGAGCGCCGCTGAGCTTGCACGAAGTTGGACGCCTTCACGCCATAGCAGGCAGGAGGAAGCTGAACACGCTCGCCGCCCTGCAATACAATCTCAGAAGGCCCGGAAGGCATGTTCATGCCCCATGACTGGATTTCAACGAACGAGTCTTCCCCGTCCTGATCCACGTAAACGCCGATGACCGCCTGGCAGTGTGCCCCGGTATCGCTCGCAACACATTGGCCGCTTCTGTCTCGATTGCTGAACAGCGTATCCCAGCACCGGAAAATCCCGAAGTAGCTGGCAATCGCATCGGCAATCTCAGTGTTATTCCGCACCCGATGCACCGAGCATGTGTGATTCTGCAATTCATCAAGCAACTCTTTTGGCAATCGTGATCGAGGATTGCCATTCTGGACGGACCAAGATTCATTATCTTTCGACAGATCAGCCGAGCCATAAACACCACGCCGACAGATGCCGCCGATGCCCTTGATTCCGGCCATCCATTCAGCCGCCCATGGACCGACAGAGCCGTCACCACTGCCGAGCCGACCTTGACCCGGATAGACTCGCGATCCCGCGTAAATTGGCTCCCACGCAATTTCAACCGCTTCACCAACGGCCAACTGATTTCCGAGAGAATGCAAATAACTGGCTTCAATCGCTTTATGAGCCCCGCGAGCAACGCAGGTTCCACGCCGCTGATGATGTGGCAGGAGAGGACGGAACTTCTGACCGAGAGGCCAGAGCAGGACCGCCCGAACGCCTTTTTTCTTCAGTTCTTCCCATCGGCCGTTGAATTGCGATTGAGCAACGCGGAATTCAACCTGCAGGCCAGAGTCTGCCATTCGCTGGTCAGTCTCTTCGGCGAATCTTTGAGACAGAATGCAGCCGAGTAGTGATTGATCGATTTTGGCCATTGCTCGAATCCCTGAACGTTACATGCAAGTCACATGAGAGCCACAATCGAATGAATCAACCGCCGCGGATCTTATTGGCGATGAAGTTTTTGTTGGCGTCCGTCACGTCAGAGCGTTTCGTTTCGTACTCCGACAACCGGGACAAATCTTTCAAGTGCCCGAGTGACTTCTGAGATTTCGCGGTCATAACAATCTGATCGGTATTCGTAAACCGGCCAGCTTCAACCAGATCGGCCAGAGCGTTCCAGTAGTCGGCTTCAGTTGGTTCAACTGGCTTCGGGGGTTCTGGTTCAGGTTTCGGAAGAGGATCAGGCTTCGGAAATGGCTCAGGCTGGGGCTCAGGCTGAGGAAGCGGATCAACCGGCTTCACGTCTTGGCCATCCGGCAGAGCATTCAACAGATTGCAGCCGGACATTCCGCCGGACATGCCAACCAGCAGGAAGGCAACAATCAGGAGACGTGCTAAGGAATGGTTGCACTGCTGAAGGTGGATTTTTCCTATCACCGCGCCGTCTCCTGATTGGTGTTCACTTTGATGAATGAATGATGATGATTGAATAAATAAATCTAGTGAAGCCGCCGAACTACGATTGTTTTGCGTCAGTCTTTTCTGCAGGAACAGACCAAACACCATCCTCCAGAGTCTTCCGGATAATTTCAGCAATCCGATCATTAGACTTCGGAGAAGGCACATTCAGCACCTGAATCGGATTGTCAATCTTCGCCTGCTCCAACTTCGCCCGGCGATGTTCGGCCAATAATAAATCTCCCGCCATGCCGGCCAAGTGGCTCGCATGGTCCGGAGTGACATCGGGATCCCGAGCGAGCCCGTAAAGATTTTCAAGCCGCTCCAGAAGATCGGGGCTCAGGCCCTGCTTGACAGTTCGAGTTACCACCGTCCGACCGTTGAGCCATTTCACGCCCAGAGTTCCACCGGCACCGAGCGCCGCCAGAATCGACGGGATGACCGTGATGTTCATCGGTGACTTCCCGCTGCGGATCCCAACGGCGGCATCGGCCGAAGAGAGGAGGCCGACGAGGGCAAGCAGAATGTTGAGCCAATTGGCTTTGAGTTTCTGGAGGAGGTTTTGCATATCAGCCAGCTTTCAGCTTTCAGCTTTCGGGGTTGAGGACGAGGACGGCCGGAGAGGAGGGGGCAACAAACTTCCCAGTGCTGGACTCGAACCAACACATTGCGCGAGCCGTTAAGCAGGCGACACCCACTGCCGATTGTGGTAACTGGGATCAGTTCAAAAGATCAGATCACCTGTTCCGTCTTCGAGATAGCCGACCGCAACGCGAGCAATCCTGCCGCACCCAACCAACTCAAAATCTCCTGGCCTTGCGCCGGAGTGATGTAGCCCATCGACTGAGCGAACGCCGTCCCGCCCATCGCCAGAGCAGTGATGATTGTTTTCTTCCCCTGCAGGAACTTCCAAACTTTGCCCATATCGCACCAGCCTTGAACTTCAATCCTATGCAACAAATGAAAAGGCGACCGGCAACGCACCGGCCGCCCGTTCTGCATTTCCCAACTCCGTCAGAATTGGAAGATTGAATCATGCATCCAGTTGGCACAGTTTGTCAATCCATGCTCCATGCATGTGACATAGATTGAGCAAACTTCATGGCGGTTGATGGTGGCAAATTTCAGAAGCTGGCGGCAGAGGCTTCAGGGCGCGGACGTCCGGAAAGGAGGGGGCCTTGACCGCTCGACCGACCAGCCAACAAAGTCTGAAAATCTGGTATGCAAGACCTATTCCAACTACAAGTCTAGTAGGCTGCACAGATCGTGTGTGCGCGAATTTTGTACAAATACCTCGGTAAAACATCGCTAGAAATTTTGAAAAAGTCTCTGCGCACGGATGCACAGATGAAATCCCTATTGTGGGGAGGTTTACATTTTTAGCATATGTACACTACTCGATTCCCCTAATCCTACGTATCCACCCCAATATACCAACCACCTGTGACCTAAAACTCTTGCCAATATATTCTGTGATTCTGTGCTAATATGTTGTAAGTGTATGTATTGTATAGAGTTACAGAGGCACAGATATAGCACAGAGTCTGCACAGATTAAGGGTGGCATCTGTGCGAACAATGGGAAATCTGGGTTGTGTCGAACGATGGGCTGAATAGGAAAGGCAATCAAAAATGAGAATGAACGTTTTGGCCGTTTTGGTTTTAGTGTCAAAACTTGTGATTTTCATGTTACATGGATGTTGCAAACATGGTCGATATGTGTGATATTTCATACTCAAATTGATGAGGTTGAGGCTAGCGGAGTGGAACATCCGCTGTTGGTGGCGGGCTTTGGTGTGGTTGGTGGAATTTACAGGGTTTATGCGGCGGAATTGACTCCGCTGTTGATTTGCTTGAAAGGTGTCTGAAATGAAGTACGCGACTGAGTTTTATCCGAACGTTAAGTGCATGGGCGTTCATTCCGAAAAGCGATTTCCGCGAATCTCTTGGCTGTCCAGTGAGGGGAAGACTCCGGAGGCTGAAAAGCTTAAGGCCGACTTGCTGGCGATTCCAGGCGTCACCGAAGTCACGGCATACGATTACAGCCTGACTGTCACACGCGGCGGGGTTTTCACTTGGCAGGAGTTGGAGCCTCAGGTGCTCGCTGTTGTCCGAGAGTTTTTCGGCGTTGAAGAACTGACACCAGTCGTCGCTTACACCTGACTGATCAACAGAGGAAATTGCATCCGCTAGGCGCGCGGATGCTCAAAAACATTGGGGATTGTTATGTCGGAATCTCAAATCATAGACGCGGCGTTCGTTCACTGCTGGGACTGGAAATCAACCCCGGATTTCGAGGACATCAAGGACGCGATCATTCGGCATGGCAAGGATTGCAAAATTGTCGAAATAAATACCCGCACTGATGAGCATTGCGTTGTGATTGGGCCTGCGGAAATGACAGCATTGCACGCCGCTCTGGCGTATGTAAAGGCGGTGGGGCTGTGAAATATCTGGAAACGGAACCACGCTGCCTGCAGCTTCGAGCATGGCAAGGCTGTTGGCCGCATGGAAATGATCAGGGAACTAAAAGAAAAGCTCGAACGTGGAACGATTCCGGAGGTAGTGAATGAAGAATCAAATAGAAACAATCCCAGACGAACGACTGAGGCAGATTGAGCGATCTAATCAGTCAATGCTTATTGCGTATTTGAAAGAGGATACGATATTCGATTCGCAAGGAATCGACGAAATGCTTGAACTCGCGAAGACGTTTGCGAGGCGAGAACTGGAACGAAGACGGTTTACGGACCAGCGAACGCCATCGATAACTGTTGATGTTGAGATGGACTGCCGTGATATTGCAAGCTAACGATCAATGCCAAGTGTGCCCAAACCGAATAACAATTCGGGGCGGGATGGCGGTGGTTTCGGTAAGAGTCGCGATGCTAAACCGGAACGTAATTCCATCGGGTTCGAATCCTGCTTTGGCTCTTTGCGTTTATGTGGGTTCTTAACAATCAAAGGGCACGAAATGAAACAGGTTTTCAAATTGGAGACGTTTGAGGACATCGAAAAGGCATTCGTCGGAATTCGCGAGCCTGACGATCCGGTTCCGGTGGTCGGTGAAAAAGATTGCTTGGTCATTGGTGGCGACTGGATGCGTATCGAGTCCAAATCGTTTGTTCTGTCGGAAAACATGCAAGCGTCTGGACGGAAGTTTGTGGAGTATTGCATCTACAAGGTTATCGGGCCTCACTTCGACGCTGAAAAGGCACTGAAATGACTCAATGCCTCTGCCGTGGAATGTTCCAGCGAGATATCGACCCGATGTGCGAGATTCACGCAACGCGGGCGAATCTCAAAGAAGAAGAGCGGCAAGATGCTCTGAAGGAATTGCGAGCACGAAAGCGGCAAATTGAGCGGCAGATAAAAGCATTGATTTTTGGAGCAGCAGGCAATGGCGAAGCAGCAGGCGATTGATGATTTGATCGCGAGTTACGTAAGCACGTTTGGAGAACAGCCAGATAACGTTACTGGCATGGTCATCTATTCCAGTGCCCAGCGAGTCGTCGACGGGGAATGGTTTCGATGGGTGCAGGACGGCCAATGGAGAAAGATTGAGTGGAACCCAACTGATGAGAACTTGAAGTGTATGCAGCCAGGATTCATTCAATCTGTGATCGAAAAGGTTAATCGAGAAGATGCTGGTAGAAAAACGACGGCAAAAGCTGACTGATGAATACAAGCTCGACTACATCAAGGCGTTTGGTACTCCTCCGGGACCTAACGCAATTCGCGAAATTGCGGAACACATGAACTCCCTTCTGAGTGGATCCAAATACAAATGGATTGAACGTGGTAAGTACTTCAAAGTCAGGCTGCTTGTGAAAGACAAGTGAGCAGCGGAAACGGACAAAACAATTTTGTAAATCAATATTTGTGGTATTGACAACAAAGAACATGACGATAAGATTGATGTCAGTGATGAACGCAATATCAATTCGGAGAAAGTCATGTCGACAACAGCAACTCTCTATGTCTACAAAAACGGCAAAACATGCCAATATCCAGATTCAAAGTTTCGAAAATTGATCAAGGAATTGCAGGCGGGTCGCGGGCAGGCTGAAATGGCAAGTCTGATCGAAAACGGATACGACGAGTTTCTTGCGGCTAACGGTGAAGCCTACAGCATTGACGGCATGACACTCGAACTTCTCGGATACAAAAAGTAGAACTGGAGAACACCAATGGCAACGTGGAAAGAGCTTGAAGCACAAGGCGTAAAACGGTGCTGTGCAATTTTCACAAGCGGAAAACGGTGTCGATGCCGAACAAACGGTAAAGGCTCATGGTGCGATAAGCACGCAGCCGTGATCGAACCAAAGGTGGCGCAGGCGATGAAGGCGATAAACGCGGCGGCAAAGGATACTGTGGCATCATGCCTTGAGGATGAGACATGAACCAAGAACCAAAACGAGGACGCCCTGCAACAGAACGAGGGGCATACAATCCAAACCCGGCGAGACAATTCGGGCGAATCAGTGATGAGGACTGGAGCGAGCTGAAAGCGGCTGCTGATGCGGCTGGCCAGTCAATGGTGGAATGGGCGTTGCCAACACTGTTGAAGAAGGCTCGGCGGGAAGCCAAAAAGGCGAAATGAGCAGCGGAACTTGTATTCGGTGGGCGCAAAAACAAAGGGAAAACTATGAGACGAAGTGGAAAGCCACGGTGGAGCCTTGTCGTATCCGGTGACTGGGAGACGGTTATCTCTGCCCGTGAGTATCGGGAACAATTACTAGACCAGAAGCCATTCGATGAACAAATGGCGGAATGGCATGTGTATCGAATTGACTGCGAAACGACGGCAGCCTTTGTCGCCGCATACCGCGTATTTTGTGAGCGGTTAAAACTGCAGTGTGAATTCGAGGCGTCATTCATTTCTGACGATCGTTTGGTGCGTTCGGAGATGCAGACAGGTTTTGATGGTGACAGCGAACCGCGTTGTAGTGTCGATGCGGAGTTCCCTGAATCAAAGGTCAGGGATGCAGTAAAACAAGCGATTGCACTGCTTGAGGAGGCTATGAAGTGACAATGCCACACCTTGAGAATTGCCTGCACTCGGAAACGGGCTGGTGTCTTGCTTGCGTCAAAAGGCAATGGGACGAATTGGATTATGCTGAGATCGTAAATGCGAAGGTGAATCGTGAAAACGAATTGCTTCGGGCTGCCTTACGATCGGCTCGTTTGGGCATGAAGATACGCGGCATAACAACGCGAGAGTTTGCAAAAATGTGCTGCGTGCGACCATCGCTGATTAGTGAATGGACTGGTGACAAGATCGAGTCTTATCCGGATTTCGTCGACGGGACTGATGATCGAAGACAAGACAATGCGTGACCGAAAGTAACAGAGGAATTCCGTTCCGAGTGTACACAATTTTGTTGATGTCAACGAAATGGTTCTATTCAAAAACATTGGCAATGCGGCGAGAAATTAACTCCGCTGCTCTTTCTGAAAGTGAGTGTTAGGAAATGTCGGAAACACAATTAACAGTCGAGGCATTCAAGAACCAGCCAAGGCGATTTCGTCGACCGATCGAAGACGGCGTTTTGCATCCAAACGGATCTCAGCTTCGGTACAGGTACGGATGCTACTTTCCAGCGACGGATTTGGTTGTGAACGACATGGGCGGTCGAGGAACTGGAGAGCCGGACAACGTTGAATGGTTAGATGGCGAATTGGCTGGCGAGAAATCACCATTCGAAAAACCAAACACGTCGGCACGTTCAGGCATGGGACTGCCGAAGCAGTAACAGCGGTTGTCGATGACCGGTAGGCGCGGAGAAACCAATGCAAACGGCAGCCGAAGAAATCACAGGCCTTGAATCGTGGACCGAACAGGATTTCGGCTTTTACTGGGATGGAGACCAGACGCTGCTGCCCAATGGTGAGTGCCTCGGGCGATGTACTAACGGGGCTCATTACGTTGTCGGCATTGTTGGCCGTGGTCAGGTGTTCGGGTTCTACGATCACGAAAACCCCGGTACGGAGACCGGGGAATTCGCTGGCGGTCATGATTTCGCAGTGATTGACAATCGGTGGATTGTGGATCTGTGGTCGAAACACTTCGCGGGGATCTCAGGCCGATGTGTTTTCGACTTGGAATCTGACGCAGATGCTTCCGAGATTCGACGGCTGTTTGGATGTCGATCGAGGTGGAAATTGATGTCAGAGTAACAGCGGTGGTGGTGTCCGCTGTTGGTGGGAGAAATGACGATGGACGTTTGGCACGATGATCTTGGTGTTCAGCATGAACAATATGAAATGATGGTACTTTTCATTCCTCCCGCTTCCGAAATTCGTCCCGTCTATTCTGCGGTGACTGGTGGTGATGTCGCCACGGCAATGATGGATGTCTATCTCGGGACGTTGATGGTTCGGTGGTATTCAGTCGTCAGAGATTTGTGTTTGGCAGGGTTCTGAGGATCGGGTCTGCACTCCGCTGTCCCTATGAAAGAATCGAAATATGAGTGAAGCAAA